CTTTAAAAATTCCTAAACCATTTTTAGGATATGATGAAGGTGTTGAAGGAAAGACTACATTAGCATCTATGGATATCAGATTTGCTAGAACTATTGAACGTATTCAAAAAATTATTTGTTCTGAATTATCAAAAATTGCAATAGTTCATTTGTACGCACAAGGGTTCGAAGGAGAAGATTTAATTGGTTTTGAATTATCATTAACTCCACCTTCAATTATATATGATCAACAAAAAGTTGCACTAATGAATGAAAAAATTACTTTAGCAGTTGCAATGAAAGATTCAAAACTAGTATCAGACAAATACATTTATGAATACATATTTAATATGTCTGAAGACGAATGGTTAGAAGAAAGAAATAATGTTGTAGAAGATCTTAAACTAAGATTTAGACAAAATCAAGTAGAGCAAGAAGGAAATGATCCAACATTAACTGGAGTTTCATATGGTACTCCACACGATTTAGCCTCCATGCATATGAGCACCGATGATGTTGAAGATAAAGATCAAGGCGGCCGTCCACCTGAAGGAATAAAATACGGACAGCATAAAAATCATATGGGTTGGGATCCTACCGGAGGAAAAACAGTTAAACAGGCAATGAATACAACATTCCAACCAGATCCTAGATTTAAAACAACTACTAAAACTGGCATGAAACCTGTAGCTACAGAAAATGCTGATATTTTAAAAAAAATTAATAAAAGTAGATCTAAAATACTATTTGAAAAAAATAAAAAAAATAAAGATTCTGGATCAATTTTAGATGAAAATAATATTTTATAATTAACATCATATTTATATGAAAGAACCATGAACTAACATGAAAACTCTTAAACATTCAAAATATAAAAATACTGCTATTCTTTTTGAGATGTTAGTAAGGAAACTTACATCGGAAACCTTGACGTCAGATAAAACAATTACAGTTGAAATTATTAAAAAGTATTTTGGTAAAAATACAGTATTATCAAAAGAGCTACAATTATATAATTCTTTAATAAAAGAATCATTTAAAACTGAAGCTCAATCATTAGAATTTATTAGAAGTTGTAAAGAAGCTCATACTAAATTAAATAAAAGTTCATTACGTAGACAACGTTATAATTTAGTGAAAGAAATATCAGAAAATTTTGATTTTCAAAAAGTTTCTAAAATACGTATAAATAATTATAAAGAATTAGCATCTATATATAAAATATTTGAATATTCTAATTCTGATAATCCTAAGGATTTATTGGAATGTAAAACTGTTATCGTTGAACATATATTAAATGATAGTAATACGTCAACTAAAAAAGATGTTGTATTAGAAACATATAAAAAACACGATAAAGAAGTTAGAATGTTAGCATATAAATTATTAGTTGATAAATTTAATTCAAAATATTCATCTTTAAACGAAAATCAGAAACAAGTTTTAAATCAATATATAACTCACGTTAATGACACTGAATCTTTAAAATTATATTTAGAAGGTATATTACCAAATATTAAATTACAACTAAAAGAACAAGTATTAAAAATTCAAGACCCAGTTACAAAAATAAAAGTTGATAAACTTTCTGATATGTTATGTAATGTTAAAACAATAAAAGTAGTTAAAGAGTCTCATATTTTGTCAATATTAAGATATTTTGATTTAATTAAAGAACTAAAACAGGTAAACAAATGAAGTCATTTTTACACGAAATAGAATCTAAATTTACACGTCTTCAAGAAAAAGATTGGGACGGTGATGGAAAAGAAGAATCTCCAAATGATGAATATATGGGAGTTAAAGACAAAGCTATTAAAAAAGCAATGAAGAAAGAAAACTCTAAGCCAGATTTTTTAGATTTAGATAATGACAATGATACTGAAGAGTCTATGAAGCAAGCAGCCAAACAAGCAAATGAAGTCATAAAAACAAATGATCCAGATGCAGCCGCAGACATGCAAAAAAAGAATCCTAATGTAGATATTGAATTAACAGAAGATGAACTTGGCGAACAAAATGTAACTGGTGCAATTGCTGGATATCAAACCCCAAATGCATTTTCAACAAAAGCTCAAGCAAAAAAGAAAAAGAATATGAAATATGAATCTGTACAAAAAGCTATGGATACAAAATATGAAGCTATGATTGAATCATATTCTAAATTTGCAACTGGTAATCCAAAGTCTACACCATCACAAACAGTAAATGGTACCATTAAAGAAGTTGCAAAAAAATTACAAGAGATAGAACAAATAGTTAAATATACATCTAAATTAAAGACCGAATCTGGTATAGCTGGATCGTCATATGGAAAATCTACTCATACAGCATTAAATAAAATTTCAGAAAGATTATTAAAAATATCTGAACGTGTAAGAAGCTTAGGAGAATAATATGAATAAAAATTTATTAGTAGAATATATTCCATTTAAACCAATAGGGCCAATTAATGAACAAATGGCTAATAAATTTGGAGTTCCAGGTGGGTTAGTAGTACAAGGCGTTTTACAAAGAGCTGGAGCTAAAAATCAAAATGGACGTGTTTATCCTAAAAATATATTAGATAGAGAAGCTAAAAAATATCAACAAGAATATATTAGTCAAAACAGAGCGTTAGGCGAATTAGATCATCCAGAATCATCAGTTGTTAATTTAAACAATGTATCTCACAATGTTTTAAAAATGTGGTGGCAGAATGACGATTTAATGGGAGCTGTACAAATATTAGAAACCCCAGCTGGTAAAATATTAAAGTCGCTATTTGATGCTGGTATTACATTAGGAATATCTAGTAGAGGATTAGGATCAGTAAAAGAATTATATAAAGAGTCTGCAGTTGAAGTTCAAGAAGATTTTGAATTAATTTGTTTTGACTTTGTTTCAAATCCGTCTACCCATGGCGCATTTTTAAAACCAATGAATGAATCAATTAATAAAAATACAAAACAAAATTATAAAAAAGTAAATGATATTATTACATCAATTTTATGTGATAGTGGAAAATGTAGGATTTTACCATGAGAATAAAAGATTTATTAGAAGCATTAGATAGAGAGCAAGTTGAAATACCAAAAGAGAAAAAACGTGAATTTGTAGAAGCAGTAAGAAATTACTCTCAATTAGGCGAATCAGTATATGGTAAAGGTGATCTTAAAGAATTATGTCAAAAGATACACTATATGGTAGAAATGGCTCAACAAGTAACATTGTCTGAAGGCGATTGGTTTGATGGTATTACTGTTAATAGACACATGAAAGGACTTAACGAATCATATAAAGTATTTGAAAAGACTGCTCAAGAAATATCTAGACTACAAGAAAGACTATCTGCATCATATGAAGATATTGGTCAAGGATTAAGTAAATATTTTGATATAAAATAATTTTGAATTTATAAAAAAAATTATTATAATATAAAGGAAGTAAATGTCAAACATTGATAATACATATCGTCAATATTTTGGAATGAAATCACAAACTAATGAAGCTGATTTAATAAATAAAATATCAGATTACAAGGGTGGATTTCTTTATAAACTAATTGATCCAGCTACAGCAGGTAATGTGAAAGCCGATATTCAAGCATTTTTAAATAAAAAAGGAATGCATGTTATAAAAACAAAATTTGACGATGCAGCTGGTAAAGGATTCTTTTATGTTAGATTAGGAGAAGATCCTGCAAAAGAATCTCAGAGAATACAAGGATTTGTAAGTCAACTACCAGAAGTAGAAAAATTTAAATTTACATTAAAACCAATACAAAAAGTTACAAACAATCCATCAGATGAACAAACAACACAAATACCATAAATCAATAGTACCAGGAAATTCTTTTTCAACGAAAGTAATTAATAAAGATATAAACTTTGCTTTACGATCTTGGAAAAAACAACTTAAAATATCTAATACATTAGATACATTAAAAGAAAAACGAGAATTTGAAAAGCCTAGTGTTACCAAAAGAAAAATTAAAAATTCTGCAATTTTTAATCAATATATACAAGATTTAAAATCTTTATAATATATTTTCATTTTTTTTATTTCGTCTATATTTATAGTAAATACACTATCTCTATATAGTGTCAATTATTATTAATTTATTCTATTAAGATTTACAAATAATCTTATTTCCAAAAACAAAATTTAAGGAGACAAGTAATGGACGGAAAATCGGACTTACTAAAAGAAGCGATCGCTGACGCAAAAGCCGTAAAGGAAACTGCATTAGCAAACGCTAAAATAGCTCTTGAAGAGGCTTTTGCCCCTAGAATTGAAGCAATGCTATCAACAAAACTTTCTGAAGATTTATATGAAGACGAAATGGAAGACGAAGTACCAGCGCCAGTAGCCGATACACCAGTTGAAGAACATGACGTTATGTATGAGCCTGAAGTAGAAGGTGGAGAGATGGATGCTGCACCTGCACCAGAAATGGATGCCGAAATTGATATGGATATGCCTGCTGAAGAACCAGTAGTTGCAGATGACATGGAAATGGAAGGTATGATGGATGATGCACCAGTAGACACAGACAGCGTTGAAGAAGATCTAGAACTAGAAGCAATCATAAGAGAGTTAGAAGAAGATTTAAATGAAGAAGAACTAACTGAAGAAGATATCTTTGAATCAAATGATTCTACAGATTTAACTGAAGAGGATAAAATGGTCGACGACAAAAAAGAAACCAATGAAGAATTCAATATTGATGAAATCATTGAAGGTATTTTGTCTGAAGACGAAGAAGAAAAAGACTCTAAAGAAAAAGTAGAAGAAGAAAAAGAAGAAGATGAATCTAAAGAAAAAGTAGAAGAAATGACTGAAGAATTAACTGAAGCATATGATACTATTGAATCTTTAAGAGGCACAATCAACGAAGTTAATCTTTTAAATGCAAAACTTTTATATACTAACAAATTATTTAGGAATTTTGAATTATCAGAAAGTCAAAAAATGACTGTTATCGAAAATTTCGATAGAGCTGGTAATACAAGAGAAGTTAAACTTGTATTTAGTACATTAGCAGAAAATTTTACAGTTCCTGTAAAAAAGAGAAAAGTGGTTAAAGAAGGCTCTGCCTCTAAGCCAGTTGAATCAACTGCTCCTGCAACTAAAACAATAATCAATGAAGGTAATCAATTAGCTAACAGATGGAAGAAGTTAGCCGGATTACTAGATTAATTAAAAAGGAAAATTAAAAATGAAAATTTCATCTTTATTAGAAGATAATAATCCTTCCCAAAGAAATGCAGCGTTAAAAACTGTAAACAAATGGGAAAGAACCGGTCTCTTAGAAGGACTTAAGTCCGAGACTGAAAAAGCCGGAATGGCTCAACTTCTAGAAAACCAAGCAAGACAACTTGTAAAAGAAGCGTCTTCAACTGGTACAACAGAAGGATCAGAAGAATGGGCTGGTGTAGCACTTCCATTGGTAAGAAGAATCTTTGCTGAATTTGCAGCAAAAGAATTTGTTTCTGTACAACCAATGAACTTGCCATCAGGTCTAGTATTTTATTTGGATTTCAAATACGGTACTGCACAACCAGGATTCGATGACGATAACGCAGATAGTCTAGCACAAACAGGTGATCCTTTTGGACCACAAAGTGCGGCTGATTCTATGTTTGGTATAACTACTACCGAAAATGACCCATCAGGTGGTCTTTATGGTGCTGGTAGATTTGGATACTCAATTAATGAAATCGCAGTAACTGCTTCAGGTACTGTTGCAACTGCAACTTCTGCATCTGTAAACTATGATTCTGCATATACTGATATATTAGCTGCTAACCCTTATAAGGTTGTTAGCATAGCATTATCATCATTATCTGGATCAGACAATACCGCAGTAAGATCATTTGTTATAACATCTGGATCAGGTGGTACTGTTAATCAAATAAGTGCATTTACAAGATTAAATGCTGCTAAAACTAACGTTGAGTTTGTAATTACTGGATCAGATAGTTTAACACCTACTGCAGGTGAATATATTGTAAAATATAGTGCTCAACCATCTGATATATCTAGAGGTGACTTCGAAGACTCAAATCCTTTCAAAGGATCTGGAGCTGGCGGAATCAATCAAGGTACTGATATTGACATTCCAGAAGTTAATTTAGAAATGCAATCAGATCCTATAGTTGCTAAGACTAGAAAACTAAAGGCTGTTTGGACTCCTGAATTTGCTCAAGATTTAAATGCATATCACTCAATTGACGCTGAAGCTGAATTAACTTCAATGTTAAGTGAATATGTATCAATGGAAATTGATCTTGAAATTT